GGTGGCCGGCCACCGCTCTCCGCCGAGGAGACATCAAGCACCTGAATCTCCTGCCCGAAAATACTGACCGCTCCGTCGCGGTCGTTGAGTCGTCCTTGGACGGAGACGACGGAGTCAGGGATCAGGGCGTGCTGGACGAGGGTGTAGACAGCCGGGAAGAACAGGATCTCCATCTCGCCGTCACGGTCGGCGAGGTTGATGATTGCCCAGGGGTTACCCTGCTTGGTCATCCGGCGGTCCACGCTCGTGATGAGGCCAGCAAGCTGAACGACGCCCTCCGTCCGGCCTGAGCCGAGGAGTTCGCTGATCGTGGTGTCCCGGTTGCGGGACAGAATGTGCTCGGTGCCGTCCAACGGGTGGGCCGAGACGTACAGGCCGAGCATCTCGCGCTCTGCGGACAGCAGCTGCTTACGCGGCCACTCGCTGTCGCTGATGGGGAAGTCCAGGCCGAAGACCGGCTCGTCGCCGTCGCCGCCGAGATCGCCGAACAGATCGTCCTGCCCGATCGCGGCCTGCTTCTTTACCGGGATGATCGCGTCGATGGCGTCCTCGTGTGCCGCAGACAGCCCCTTGCGGGTGTGCTGGAGCGAATCGAAGGCGCCGGCCTTGATCAGTGATTCGACAGCCCGCTTGTTGAGGGCCCCGATGTCGGCCTTGTCGAGGAAGTCGGGGAACGAGGTGTACTTTCCCTTGGACTTACGGGAAGCCACCAGGGACTCGATGACGCCATCGCCGACGTTACGTACGGAGCGGAGCCCGAACCGTACGTCGTCGCCGATGGCGGTGAAGTCGGCGACGGACTCGTTGATGTCCGGCTGGAGTACCTGAACGCCCAACTTCCGGGCGTCGGCCAGGTAGATCGCGGCCTTGTCCTTGTCGTCCCCCACGGAGGTGAGGAGCGCGGCCATGTACTCGGCCGGGTAGTTCGCCTTCAAGTAGGCGGTCCAGTACGAGACGAGCCCGTACCCAGCGGTGTGGGACTTGTTGAACGCGTAGCCCGAGAAGGGGAGCATGACGTCCCACAACGCCTTGGTCGACTCCTCGGAATAGCCGTTCTTGTTCATCATGCCGTCGGAGAACTTGTCCCACTCTGCGGCCAGCACCTCAGGCTTCTTCTTACCCATCGCACGCCGCAGCAGGTCGGCGCCACCCAGGGTGTACCCAGCGAGCTGCCGGGCGATGGCCATGATCTGCTCTTGGTAGATGAGCAGATGGAAGGTGTTGCCCAGGATCGGCTCCAGGGCCTCCTTCAACTCGGGGTGGATCGGCGCGATTTCCTGGCGGCCGGTCTTGCGGTGCGCGTAGTTCGTGTGCGCGTTGGCCGCCATGGGGCCTGGCCGGTACAGGGCCAGGGCCGCCGCGATGTCCTCGAACCGGGAGGGCTCCATCAGCTTCAGCAGGGTGCGCATGCCACCGCCGTCGAGCTGGAACACACCGAAGGTGTCACCACGGGCCAGGAGCTGGAAGGTGGTGAGGTCGTCCAGCGGGATCTGCTTCGCGCCGTCCTGCGGCATCGTGTCGGTGGTGATGTTGACGCCGCGGTTCTCCCGGATGTTCTGGAGCGCCTGGTCGATCACCCCCAGGTTCCGCAGCCCCAGGAAGTCCATCTTGACCAGCCCCATGTCCTCACAACTGGGGTAGTCAAAGCCAGTGATCTTGACGTTGTCCTTGGCCCGCATGTGGAGCGGAATACGGTTGGTGAGCCGGGTCTTCGACAGGATGACCGCGGCCGCATGAACGCCGGTGTTACGGATCAGGCCTTCGACGCCCTTGGCACCGTCGATGACCTTCTTGACGTCCGGCTCGTTCTCATACAAAGCCCGGATCTCGCCGGCTTCCCCGTAACGGGGGTGGCTCTCGTCGAAGATCCCGTTGATCGGGATGGACTTGCCCATCACATCGGGGGGCAAAGCCTTCGTGATCCGCTCACCGTGCGAGAACGGGTAACCCATGAGCCGCGACGTGTCCTTGATCGCGTTCTTGGCCTTGAGCTTGCCGAAGGTATTGACCATGGCGGTGTACTCGTCGCCGTACTTGTCGACGACGTAACGCACCATCCGGTCGCGGTGACGGTCGTCGAAGTCGAGGTCGACATCCGGCGGGTTGATGCGCTCGGGGTTCAGGAACCGCTCGAAGAGGAGACCGTGCTCCAGCGGACACAGCTCGGTGATGCGGGTGGCGTACGCGACGATCGAGCCGGTCGCCGATCCACGGCCCGGACCAACGGGGATCTTCTGGTCGCGGGCGTACTGGCAGATGTCAGCGACGACGAGGAAGTAGCTGGAGAAGTTCATCGGACCGATGACCTTCATCTCGGTCTCGAACCGCTCCAGAACCTCGGCCGGGATCGGGTCGCCGTAGCGCATCGCGAGGCCCTTGAGGCACTCCTTGCGCAGCCAGGACTCCTGCGTCTCGCCCTCGGGAACACCGGGAAAGTTCGGCATCTCGTCGACGTTGTCGAAGACCGACTTGTACGACTCGATGCGCTCGGCGATCAGCAGCGTGTTGTCACACGCCTCGGGGATCTCGGAGAAGAGCTCTCGCATCTGGGCAGCGGTCTTGAGGTAGTAGCCGGTGCCGTTGAACTTGAACCGGCCCGGGTCGTCCTTGTTCTTGCCCACGCCGATGCACAGCAGGTTGTCGTGCGCATCCGCGTGCTCTTCGAGGACGTAGTGGGCATCGTTGGTGGCCAGCAGCGGGATGTCGAGATCCTTCGCCAGACGCAGCAGGTCCGCGCGGACATTGCGTTCCAGGTCCAGGCCGTGGTCCATCAGCTCCAGGAAGTAGTTCTCCTTCCCGAGGATGTCCTGGTACTGCCCAGCGATCTCCCGTGCCATGTCGTACTGGTTCAGACGCAGCCTGGTCTGGATCGCGCCCGAGGGACAGCCGGTCGTCCCGATGATCCCCTCGGAGTGCTCTGAGATCAGCTCCATATCCATGCGCGGCTTACCAGCCGGGAACTGGCCCGTGTACGACGCTTCCGTCGACAGATAGAACAGGTTCTGCAGACCCTTGACGTTCTGCGCCCACATCGTCATGTGGGTGAAGCGACCACCGCCACTGACGTCCTTCGAGCCCTCACCGTCGTCCGACATCGCCCTGACACCGCCAGGGCCCCAGAACTCCTGTTTGCGGTTCCGGCGCGAGGAGGGGGCGACGTACGCCTCAATCCCGATGATCGGCTTGACGCCGTCGAAGCCTTTGGCCACCTGCTGGAACTCGTAGGCACCGAACATGTTGCCGTGATCGGACATCGCGATGGCGGGCATGCCCTGACGGGCCACCTCAGCGAACATCGGCTTCAGCCGCTGAGCACCGTCCAGCATGGAGTATTCGGTGTGATTGTGCAGGTGAACAAAGCTGTCAGTCACCGGGCGGGCACCTCCGAGCAGTCGTGGGAAGCCCCCACCCTACCCCTCTCCGAAGATCAGATTCGGATGCTTCAGACCACCCTGAGTCGCGTCAAAATAGCTGCGCCCGTGACCTCCAACGATCACGCAAAGATGTAGATCCATTCCAGTGAGTGGTCGAATCTCGGACGGGTGTAACGGGTCCAGCGATCTGACGTTCCAGGCGGTGTAAGGGGTTGCACTTTAAGGTCAACCCCGCAGTGATCCGGAGGAACGGCGACGACTGCGATAGCCCCACTCGCTCGGCCGCTCCCGCCTGCAGGAGAGCTTGTTCTCCTGGCTCAAGCCCGAGGTAGCCCTCGCACTGGCCGCGGCCCCAAGTCCGGTGCACGAGCCCGAGCAGAAGGCTGTTCCCTCGCCGGAACCGCCGGGCGGCCGAAGCTATGGGCAGGGTTTGATGCTGTCCATCACCCGTGGGCTGGCCGGGATGCGTTGCTGGATATCCGGAGACGTACCGAGCCCCCCAACGCGTCACACAGACGTCAGATCCGGCCGCGGACCGAAGGCCCTACGGCAACGGGGATGCGAGATCGGAGCGCCGGCGGCGTCCTCCACGGATCGTACGGTGCCGTTCGCCTTGTCGAGGTCGGTGTGGGTGAGCCAACCGCAGTCGAACCCGTCGAAGACCTCGACGTGCCGGACGCCAGCCTCGGCGGTGCAGTTGAGGGTTCCGGCGTTGTATGCCACGGCGCTCTTCGCGAGGGTTGCCGCCTCCGCCCAGGCCTGGACCGGGACGCGAGCACCGTTGCGGTAGACGACGTGGGT